TTATAAATCTCGTTTGTCTGATTCCACCCCTTGGCCTCTACCTGGTTCTCAATGTCAAAAGTTTTCCTGGCGGATTCGTCTCGGATTGCTTGTATTTTCTCCTCATGTACCTTTTGAGCCCGTTCCAATCGCATATTGTATATCCCCTGTGTTATTTCTCCTTTATCCAAAGACTCTTTTAGCAATTGAAATATCGCATTGAATTTACCCATTTCGGCTCTAATCTCAGTTAACTTGGCGTCTTGCACATAGTCAAGATAGGTATTGTCATTCTTTATTATCCGGGCAGTCTGCTCCCGGCTATACTCTCTGACAATGTCTATTTTTGCCTGTTCATGTTTCTTTAGTGCATCCTGGTATTCGTCCGAATGTTTGTCCAAATTTTCCGTTGCTTTCTCAAATGCTACTTTCTCATCGTTAAGCCTTGTATCCAATTCGCTTGCCAAATATTTTGTTACCGCTGCTTCGGTCTCTTCGTATTTTTCCTGTATTGCATCATCGTATTTTTGATTTATTGCAGCTACTTTTTCGTTGTATGTTTTTAATGCCTTTTGGTATCGCTCAGACCCTATTTCAAAGTCTTTTACCAGTGTCTCGAATTTCTCTTTTTCCCCTTGGATTTCCTTCTCTCTCTTGGTGGCCGTCCAGTCAAGATAAGCCTTGTCGAATTGCTCTATCTTTTGTAATTGCGCTGTCTTGAATTCTGTCTCAGCTAATCTTATTTCATCCTCAGTTTCCTTATAAATGCTTTCTTTTTCTAAGCCAAACTGCTTAAGGTTCTTTAGCCTCGTTCTCAGGTGGGTCAGTTCTAACGCCTGTTGTTCCAGGTCGGTCGCATTGATCCAGGCAATCTCTTTTTTCGAGTTCTCAAAGTTAAGCTCCGCTGCTTCCAGGAAGATTTGATTCATTTCCTCTTTGGCCTTATCGTCCAGGTCTTTTATGAGCTTTTCCCTTCTCTTTTTCTCATATACTAATTGATTAGATATATCCCTGTATTCCTTGATCTCCCTCGCATCGAAAAGCTCTATCATGCTCAGCTTCTCTTGCAGGAGATTGATTAAAAATTGATTTTCCCCTAACTCATCGTCCTTCTCCAACGCTCTTAAATCTTTAGCGTTGTCGTAATTCTCTTGTAATGTTTGCAATAAGCCTTTGGCGTTATCTATTCTGCGTTGCTTTGTCTCTTTTGCGGCTACCTCTTCCTCTGTGCTCAGGGCAGTATTATAGCTTATAATGATTGACTCGATTCCTTGCTCTGTGGTCCGGATCTCATCCTCTTGGTCCTTGTTGAATAGTTTTAAGATATCCAGTTTTCGTTTTAAGTACCCCTGGGTTATGTTTAACTTCTCGGACTCTTCCATCTTCGTCCATTCAATAGTTTCCTGCATTTTGCTATAAAGAAAATCGTTTTGATCCAGTAGTCTTTGCCGTTCTTTCGCAGCTTCCTCGTCACTCATTTGGCCTCGGATTTCCAGGAGATTTTTTCGAGCTATGTTTATATTGCTTTCTGTATCTTGATAAATCTTCTCTTTCTGCAATCCCAGGGCTGACAGTGATATCAACTCATCTGTCATAATAGCAAGATCATACAATTTTTGGTCTAAGGCGTTCTTTTTTCTCCATTCAGCACTGGCCTTATATTCGTCAATCTCCCGTTGTTTTCCTTCTTTGATTATCCTGAATTGCTCAAGTGCCTCATCAATAACTACCTTTGTCTGGGTTTTGATTAGTTCGGTGAGAACAGCATTAAACTTTACGTTTTCGGTGAGGAATTCCTTGTTGTTTTGTTCAAATATTTCTAACCGTTTTTGGTAGCTCTTCTCTGTTTCTCCTACCTGTTTCTCCAGGCTCTTCTTAAATATGTCAAGTTTCCCCTTACCATAGTCGATTAAATCGAGTAGAATTTCCCTCGTTAATTCAGCATTTTTCGAGTATTGCTTTAATTGCCCCTGGAGATAATTGCCATAATTTTTAGCTTCCTCTGCGAGCCCTGCATCATATTTCCCGGCTGCTTCCTCTCCAAGCTCATTAAGAATCTTATAATACGCCTGCCAGTTTTTCTTTGCCGCTTCGAGTTGCTCTTTAACTTTTTCTGGGTCTATAATTACAGTATCTTCACCATCTTCACCTTCATCAGGTTTAAGCCTGGGTTTTTTCCTTCCGCTAAGAATATCTATTTGCTCTATGAGACTTTCTTGCGTAATTTTTTCTTTCTCCAATCCTATGTTGAGTCTATCTATTGAAAGGTTTCTCTCCCCTTCTGCTACAACTACGGCTAACTGTGCTTTCGTATAATCAATAGAAACTTTTTTTGTTCTTTCTATAATTTCCCCCAACACCTCCAATTTCTTTTTCTGCCTATCCCATACTGCCCCCCCTTCCTCTTCTATTCTCTCAAATTGCATCACGATGTCTTCAAAGTCTATTCCCTCAAGGTCTATCCCCTTAAATTCATCTTCTATCCATTTTCTAAAACCCCTTGCTTCCATTTCTATCTGGCCAAAGATTCCAGGATCAAATCCCATTCCAGCAGCACCAACAAATAATATTTTTTCTCCTATTATTTCTCCTGCTCTTTTTCTTGCCTCTTTTAAACGATCAAGCTCTCTTGCCGAAGCATCCTTCTCCATTTCCCAAATATTTATATCAATTTCCAATTGCCTCTGTCTCAATTGGGAAGCCTTCAAGCCCCACTCTAAAACTTTTTTATCTATTTCCAATAGTTTCTCTCTCGCAATTTTCAAACTATTCGTAGCTTCAGTTGCATCACCAAAAATAAGATTGACACCAGGCAGTAATTCTCCCAATGTTCTTTCAGCAGTTTTTAAATCATTCACCTGATCTACTGTAAGTTTCGTCTCATCTTTCAAACTTTCTATAACATCGATAGAGTCCTTAATCCTATCTGATTTTGTTTTCATTGTATCTGCTACTGCATCCCACTCATCAGCTAATTTATCCAATTCAGTCCTTGCTTCTCTAAATACTTTATTTAGCCTACCTGCCATATCACCCACAAATCCAACCAGCCAGTCCCCAAAGGGTTTTAGCTTGGCTGTTACGTTATTCTTTAGGATTGCAACTTGGTTTTCGCTGGTTTCCATCATGGTCTTGAACCCTTCCTCGGCCGTTTTGGTAGAATTCTGGATTTGATCCAGGACGTCGTCAAATTTTCCACCTGCTTCGGTTGCTACTGCCAAGACTCCTGATAAGCCTTGAACTCGTGGAAATAACTTCGAGAGCACTTTTATGTCACCATTGGTTGCTTCCATCAGCTCTCGTAAGAACTGCGAAAATCCCTTTGTTTTCAACGCTGTTATATCAAATTCTAACCCGAGGCTTTTAGCCATTTCCTTAGTCTCATCCTGTTGCTTTGTCAGAGCGATTAATAACCCACGAATACCAGTCATCATTTCAGGGGTTTTGAGGGTTTTAACTCCTTTTGCGATAATGGCCATTAGATCGTCAAACGCAAGTCCAGCCTGGGATGCTAAACCTGTGACCGTAGTAATTTCTGGGCCCAATTCACGTAGGGTCGTTTTTCCGAGCTTAACCGTTGTAAAGAGCTTGTCTGATATATTCTCTGCACTTCCAGCAGCTTCTCCATACGCATTCATAACGCTTGTGATAGCATCAGCAGCCGTATAAGTATCACTTACACCCGCAACGGCCAGTTTTGCGGATACTCGCAGGGTGTCCATTGCCTCAGCCCCATCGTAGCCTGCGGAGACTATTTGATATAATCCCTTTGCAAGTTTTTGAGCATTCTCCGGGACTTCCCTTGACATATCCATTACTTCCTGTGATATCCCCTCGAAGTTCCTCTGGACAGATTTTGAAATAGTTTTGACTTCTGTCATTGCCGATTGAAATTTGCTTGAGAAATCATAGGCTGATTTAGTTATTTTTGCAAAGATAAGGGCTGCCCCGATCCCCAGGCCAGCAAAAATATCCATACCGGAAATACTACGAGCTAAGTTTCTCAGTATTCCTTTGGATTGGGTGGCTCCAGTTCGTAGGCCTTGCGTTGAAATTCCAGTTTTCCAGTAGAGCGAGTTTCCCGTTTCAAGAGCCATGTTATGCCACCTCCTCCACCTTCATTTTATCATGGCATTCCTTACACAAAGTAATACCATTATTTATATTCCATAATTCTTTACATAATATTGCTTGCTCTAAATCTATAATATTATTTTCTTTCATTATTTGCTCAAAAGATATTATGTGATGAGCATTCAATTCTTTACCCTCACAACCACAATCTTGACAGATAAAATTATCTCTACAATAAACATCAAATCTCCACTTTTTGTATTTATCAGAATTTCTTATTTTAATTCTTAAAGAAGTTATGCCACCCTTCCAATTCCAATGTTCTAACCCTTCCCCAAATTCTGTTTTTTTACCATTACGTTTTCCTTTAAGAGAAATACTTGTTTGTCGCATTCTTTTATCATTGTTTTTTGTTAACCCTTCATTCCAAGCAGTTTGCCCTTTGATAAATTGTGTTCTTTTGATTTTCGGATTTCTCTTTTGGGAAATACTCATTTTTAATTTTGTTTTATCAGTGGCTTTTTTGTCTTTGTGGACTTTACTCATATGTTCTCTATAATCTTCATCTTGCCAGTTTTTTAATTTAGCAATTTTTAATGCTTGTTTATGCTTTTCCGTAAAATGCTTACCCAAAAAAGGAGCATTTCCTTCTACAAAACATCCCCTTCTATATCTTTTTATTTCATAAGCCCCTGTCTTTAGTGCCATGTTATATTACCTTGCTTAATATATCGGATTCATTGAATATCTTTGTCGACCCGCCGTTACTCCCTATTGCCTGCTTGCATTTGTCACTTGCATTCCAGATGTCCCACCGTATGGGTCGTCGTCCTTTGTCCATTATTATCCCTTCGTTCATGTACTCCCCAGCCTTCTCGTGGTCTCCTTTCTCGAAATAATGGATAGAAAGCCAGTTTAAAATCTCCGGGATCACCATCTTTATATTTGAAACTAATAAATTCTCATACACGCTCCCCTTTGTCTTACAGATATTCAGTGCAATCTCAAAATATTCCTTGGCCCTTTCGGTATCCTTCCCGGACCAGTAGGTGCCTAACATTATGTAAATCCCTGGAATCCTATTAGAATATTTGCACGCTTCCCGTTCTGCTTTCTCTGCGTTTTCGATATCGTCTAGTGCTAAATAAGCCCCTATAATGTTATTAAATACTTCGAGGAAAGCTGTCCACCCCTCATTAAACTGTGCTAATCGCATCTGGCTTATCCAGATTTCCCCATATTTAATTGTTTTCACGAAATCCTTGGTGACATACACCGTCTTGACCAGGTGGGTCAAGTTATGCAGGTTTTCCGGGTGCTTCTCCTGTTCTTTAATCAGCATTGGCAGGCTTCTCTCCATTTTCTTTTCAAACAGCTTGCCCCCCTTCTCACCCTGGAACATATACCCATAATGATTGAATACGATATATGGTGCGAAAAGGTACGGTGGCTTTATTATAGGCTTGTTATGCACTGAGCCCTGGTAGTGGAATCCGTCTCTTATGGATATCCTCGGTTGCAGCATCTCGCTGTATTCTCTTTTATCCTGGGTATAGAAATTATGTACTTTTACGAATACCGCTGGTTCGGTGTTTTTGGGGTTTAAAATGGTATCCTCGAGGAGATATAATGAGCTTTGCACCAGCTCCTCATCTGCGTCAATTATCAAAATTTTCTCCCCCACTGCTCGCTCAATCGTATGGTTTCTGGCCTTGCTAAAATCCCAGGGGATAAACTTTTCCTCAAATACTTTCCTGGTGTACTGTCTGGCTACTTGCAGCGTCCTGTCGGTGGACCCGGTATCTGTTATTAGTAGCTCACACCAGCGCTCGTGTATGATGGGTAGAAATGAATCTAAGCATCGCTTTAAATTAGACTCCTCATTTCGCACTATCATAGCAATCGATAACTTTTTTCTATTCAATGCCCTTCTCCTTTAAACAACTTACGGGATTCACTCCCCACTTCCCTTTGACGCTTGCCTCGTAAGCTGCTCTCTCACCGATAACTCTTGCCTGGATTCTTTTGCTTTGCCTCTCATAGTCCAAATTGACAAAAACATCTATACAGGCGTCTCCTACCGCTTCAGTACCTATAATTTTAAATGATTTTAATGTTCTGAGCCCAAACCAGCTTTTTAGCCAGCCCATAGGGTCTTTGTGGATAGAACGCCAGGTTAATTGGGTGGACTTTAGCATCTTCACCCATTCCTGGGCCTGCCATGCGACGAGAAATTGGTTAACTGCTTTTTTTGCTTTTTTGTCTGTCATAGTAAGTCCTTTACCTCGGAGATATTTTTTATTTCGAGCTCGTTGGCCTCTTTAGTCTTACCGTTTTCCGGGGTGTGTGATGGGATGCTGGACATTAACATCACCACGTTTGCGTAGCTACGCCCCCATAAAATATCCTTCATGGTCATCTGCGGGAAGTAGTGCATCAGCCCGCCGATGATCCTCCAGGGGTTATTGCTCTGGGCTTTGTCTCCTCGAGAAGATTTACCCCCTTCAGAGAGATTAAAGAGGCTAAAAAAGGGTTTATGTTCATCTGCCCCACTATCAATGTCATCAGCCTTAGTGCCTCTTTTGTCGTTAGATTATCGTTGAGAAATTTTAGCAATCTCCCGGGTGGGTCTTTCTCCTTATTCGTAACGCCATACGCAATCATTCGGATTAGTTTATCTTTATTTTTGATTACGTTCTCGGCTCCTACGCTTAGGGCATTTACAGATTTCTTGCTTTCCAGGGCTTTTGTCAGTCCATTCACGTCCATGTCAAGCATAATCTTGGATATTTTAAAAAGGGTACCCATCGTGATAGGTTGGATCTTGAATTGCTTCTTATTTGGCCGTATATGTAGCTTATTTAGTATGTTTTGCTTCTGGACAGTGATGGTAAAGTCAACGCCCTTTTCAAGAATAGTATCTATAGCATTTTGTCGGGTCTGGTTATCATTCCCTGGGGCCCCGAGCTTATCTTTAATCTTCTCTTTTCCTGACATATTTTTTCCTTTTATTTTCTCGGTAAATATAAAAGAAATGTTCTATCCTGATAATTTATTTCTTCTACTTTTCCCATCTTCCTCGCAATCCTTATCTCCTTAAAAGTCTTGACAAATGCGAACTCAAGTGCCTCCTCACGATTTTTATCTTTGTAGAATTTTAAATTTTCTTTCACAAGTTCATATAATTTACCCGTTATGCACATAGTTTCAATTCTCTGAATATCTCCCATTATTTTTTCTCCTTTTAGACTTCCCACCCCCCGGTCGTTCCGAGGGGTGGATAATCAATGGATTTATGACTCAGTTATTACCATCGGAGATACTTTCGTAGAAGTCGCTGGTATCAATACGTCGCATATAAATGCGACAGTTCCCGATTCTGTCTTTGTAAATCGTAGGTCTGCGCTTGGTCTTACTGATGCCCTGGGAATTTCAATAGTAAGTTTTGTTCCTCCGTAGGCCTTACTAATCAGTTTAAAGCACTGCTCTTTTATCTGTACCGCCCCAACCGTTGACATACTCCAAACGCCGGTGGTGGCATTGTACCCTCCCTCAAATGCCAGCGCAAGTAAATCTCCCTTGACGTTCCTGGTGGCGAATTCTACCGTTTTCTTACTCGCCCCGATGATCTGGATATCGGGGAGATCTTCCTCTTCCACATACAAATCGGTCACGCCCGGTGGCTCAAAAATTACATGAGCGCTGTCAGGCACGAATGCTTCCAGTGTGGTAAGGGTCGTTCCCATTAGCCCCGTTCCGCCCACGTCTCCCATCTCTATTGATGCTAATCCTATCAATCTCACTTTAGACATTTTTTACTCCTTCTCTATAAAGCAATTTATTTTTATACTTACATACGCCATGGTTTTCTGGTCGTTGTCGTTGAATATCGTCTGACTTGCAATCTCAAAAACATAGTAGTTAGTTGCGTTGCTGTATGCCTCTATCACCGTTATTACCGCATTGGCAGTCGCCCTTAGCTTTGCGATATCAAAAGTTCCATTTGCAAAATTCTTACAATAACAATTTATAAAAAACACAGCATCGTTTATTACCGGGTTTCCGTTGTAATCCGTCAAGGGCACTATTACAATGTCCTGCAGCTCGGAATTTAAGGGCTTTTTCCCCCTGTATACCTTGCCGCTTATCGTAGTCGTTATCGCAGCCACATTGATTGTTTTGTACAGAATATCGTTTATGTCGAATGTTGTTTTCATATCAGCTTATACTCCGTCATCTTCGCTTGCAATAAAGCCTTTGCCGCTGGTATGCTCCCGGTGATTACATCGTATCCCTTTGATTCCACCGCTGCGGCATATTCCATGCCTGCTACTACTATTAGGACAAATCCCTTTTTGCTTTCCTTAAGCACTTCCTCTGCGACTTGTTTTGCGTGAGCTTGCCCGTTTGGATTTCCCTGCATATTCTCCTGTACAGCTTGCCCGTCCTTAGCGATAATGTACCCAAGCGAGGACCTTAAATCACCTGTCTGGTCCTCGTATGTTCTTAGGTTCCGGGCATTGTTGACAAACTGCTCTCCCACCATGCTAAGCGTCATTATCATCTTTTGTTCCTGGTTCAGAACAAAATTGTCTATCTTCCCGTCTATTTCGCTTTGTGAAAAGTCTGGTGTTAGAGGCATATCAGCACTTAATCTCCATATGCTTTTGAAATTCAAAAAGCTGTAATACCACGTGCTCTTTGCTGAAAAAGGTTAGTTTCGCAGCATCCGGAACACTCCCCACGCCTGTAGTAACTGGAGCCATTATAAACCAGTTATATCCAATTGTATCCCCAGATTCCCCTACGATGTACTTAGTGGAATTTGGTTGAATATTGCAGACAATCCCTATAGTATTTAATGTCCCCGGTGTCCACACTCCTATTGAGTTAGTGGTCCCGAGGTCATAATAACTAATAGTCGCCGTGTGGGGATATCGTTTTACCACTTTGCATCTCCATCTATCGTTGCGTCGTCCTCACCGTATTTTTTTAAAATTCTATTTCCCATTGCAATCAACTGAGATGAATTATATTTAACTGTAAAAGCCCCTTCCTTTAGCTCGGGGTGGGCTGCGAGGGTGAAGTATAAATCGGCTGCGCATAAATCTATATCCTTAGCATTGCCTGCCGCATACGTCCCCCCTGTCGCAACTCCCCTGTCTAAAAGAAGTTTCTCTAACAAGTTATTATTATTGTATTCTGTCAGCGCTTGTAGAGCTTCTTTATTGGTCACTTACCCGCTCCTTATGCACCCCAGGTTGTATGACTTTCAGTGTCTAAACTAAAAACTCTGTCTATTGTTGGCCAGCTTGGAAATGCGTTCAATTCTGACTTTGTGTATTCAGCGACAGGATCAACGTCGCTGTATTTGCTTATCAGGATCGGGCCTTTTTTGGCCTGGACCACCTGCTTCGGTGGATTGGTCTCTTCTGCGATTGGTCCGTACAACATTTCACCGCATTTCAATTCCTCAAGAAATGTTACATACCGATCTGCCGCCGCTGAGTCGAGCCAAGGGTCATAATTCGTTATAGCGTGCCCGGTACCTTCAAGTGCTACCCTGGTGTCAATCATAACAATCTGTGGGAATCCCTCAGATTTTAGTGCTTCATTCGCTATCTCAAGGGTAGGTGCTCTCTGCTTTTTCGTTCCACCGTATATCGCATATGGGATCACGAAGTCTTTTACCTGGCTCGATGCTCTGAACCCCAGCCATTTTGTTCTGTTCATTAAGATATACTGTGGTTTGCATCCTAAACCAGCCGCCGTTGTCAGCACCGCTTCTATGTCAGTAATAGGCAGGCAGGTTGCGTAAAGAGCTGGTGTCCAGTATCTGTTCGCAGCAGCTCCAGCCACTGCTTTATTTGCGGACGGAAGTCCAAAATCAACATCCGCTTCTGTCACTACCCCACCAGCATTGGTCGTTGTTGAAAGGGTTACTGCTCCTCTCGACAGGGCCTGGAATACTATCCACTCCAATCTGGCATTTACGCCGTCCACACAGGCGTCTACATCACCAAAAACAAGGTCCAGTAGGGCCTGTTGCTCTGCTGTTGCCTGGGCCTTCAAGA